TATCGGCGGCTAATATAGATATTTCTGAAAATCTAATTGTTACTGGACATAGTCAACTGAATGATGTATCGGCGGCTAATATAGATATTTCTGGAACCCTAACGATTAATGGAAATATCGTCGGTTCCGATAATACACCGATGATAGAATATATTAGATACGATAATAGTAATTTTAATTCAAATACTTCCACCCCAAGCATAACTGGTTCTTGGCAAACAATTGCTCAAATTCATCCTATTTCAGCCTACTCTGCCCAGGTTAGCAAAACGCGTGCATCCTATGCTATATTTAAAATTGTCGATCGGTCAAATAATAATACGGTTTATAGATTCCAAGACAACATAACTTGTATGATAAGTTTTTTGAATGGGGAATGCACACTTAATGTTTTAAGTAGTAATCCTACAGGAAATTCGACTGGATCATCTGAGAAAGGATATATAGGTAATATAAGATTGCAATGTGGCAAATACTCCATACCCGGCGTGAACGCCAGTATGAATTCAGCCAATCTTCAAATTAAAAGATTTTGTGATGAACCAGGTGCTGGAACAACTGATGTGAGAGTTCGTATGTATCATAATTTTCAGCCAATACTAATGCCCAGAGAATTTACTCCGTTTGTTTTAACATCAACAAGTTTGAGTTTAACCAACACGATTACTAATACCGAATTTGATGTATTAAATTATACAGCGGGTTTTAAATCTTCGACAACTAAAAGACATTATATAGATAAATGTACAATGGGCAGTTTACACACGGAAGGTGATATTTCCGTGGGATCTAATAATATTACAAATGCTGCCATGATATCTGCTGGGAGTCATGGAGCTTTCCCACGTATAAAACTTGATTCAACTGGTTTAGAGTTATTAGTACATAAACATACGACGAATCACAAAATTACACTTGGAGATGGCATTGACGCGACTCAACAAATTTATATGCGTGTTAATCCATTAGCCACATTAGATATAAATAATGTTGAAATCAGTAAGGTAAATAAAATAACATCTCACCAATCAATAGATATATGTGCAAATAATGTTATAATAGGACGGCGATTAACTACTACGGATTTATCTTCTACTAATATTGATATATCTAATAAGTTGAAAGTTGATAGTTTAATAACAGGTGAAGAAGGTACTACTTTTGTTGAATATAAGGATTTTTCTGCTGATATTTCTGGGACCAGTGGTCCTACTTGGTATTGTATTGCAAAATGTGAAGGTACTACAGCTAACGCACGCGGATTATTCATTATCGATGATGATACATCAGGGATAAGAGAGCAAATAATATTTTATGCTGGAACATCTTATTCAAGAGGTAATCATATCAAAGTCATATCCCATAACTGGTATAAAAATTCTGGATCTTTAACAACTAAGTTAAGAATAGATGTAAGTGGGACATATACAGGGGCAAATTTATATTTATATAGGCACAATTCAATAAACCCGTCCAAAATTTATATTCGGTTGTATGAAAATGGAAGAGATCCAAGTACTGGTGGTAGATGGGTTTTAACATCAACCCCAATAGCCAATTTTAACTCTATAGTGGTGAATTTAGATATATCATATGACCCGAGTGGAAGAAGGGCGAATACTTGTTCGTCTTTAGATCATTACATACAAGGTCATATGGCTATCATTGGTGATATTAGTGCAAATAATGTTTTAACAAACTTACTAAATTTGAAAAATATGAAAATTATAAGTAAAACAAAGACAGTTACCACCACCGCGCCTTATGTATTGGGTACAACCCATCTTGAACATATTGATTCAGCCAATAATTATTTGGTAGGCAGTTATAAACAAATTAGAAGCGCTTTTTTTACTTGGAGCGGCAATGAGGTTATAAGTTACGCACCGCCGAATAACCATGTCGCGGGGAGCGGCTCTATTACCCCCCCATGCGCAGCGGGTGGCGAATTATTTAATATTGGGACACCACATATTTGGGAGTTATCAAATTCAAATTATAGTAATGCCCACCATACATTTACAATACCACAAATGGTTGAAAAAACGTTGATGAAAATAGATTTTCATATTGATATTTGGTTTGATTCAACAGGGGCGGCGCGGCGCAACACTATATTCTTTTGGCTTGGCAAAAATATCGGGGCAAATCCAGCTGTAGACGGCGGCGGGTCAGGTCCCAAGGCATATCGTTTAGCCACCCATCACCCTGCTTATTTCGGGACAACTGCGTCGGAACCAACTTTCTCCCATACTACAAGTATTACATTATTCGGGAATAATATTGATTTTCAAGAAGGAGATACATTTTATTTTACTGGTCAATGTATGGGCAGTCCAAGCTTTCCCCGATATAAAAATTTACGTATTAAAATAACTTGGGAATCATTACATTAAAGAAACAAAGTTTGTATCATCATCATAATATAATGAAAACCCTCATTATATTATTGTTAGTGTAGATAATCATAGGTTTTCTATTCACATCCAAATGAAATATGCAGTCACCAGCTATCTCTTTTATAAAGAATTACGCTCCCCTAAGAAGCGTGCACTAAATTTATTGTTGATCCAAATTATAGACGAACACTGTATAAAACATAACCCGTTTAACTAAATCTATGAAAAATAATGGCGTAGTGCCTTTTTTTACGCCCATGTAGATGACTGAGTATTTATTTCAAAACGCGAAACATAATAAGAATAACTCCACCGAGGAGGAGAGAAACAGCCACATACTTATCAAAATTTATAATATTCTGTTTAACAACTGGATCCAATTCAGCAAACCGTTTTTTATATGGATTTGGTTTAAATGGTAAATAAATAAATCTGCCGAAGGGAAATATGGTAGGTTGCATGCGATATTTACAATTCATAAGAAAATCATACCACGCTAAAGTAAAATAAGGAAAATACAATAAAAATGCCATCGCTATCTTATTTCTCTTGGGTAAATAATAGAATATGAGAGAAATGATGAAACTCAATGTTGCTGTCATCCCAAAATGATTAAATGAACAATGATATGTAAAATTATACCAATTCATTACTAAATAATTAATAATTGCAAAAATGCTATACATTTTTTTTGAGCGCGTTTTTTTAAAAACAAACCAGTACGACAGTGCTATATAAAAGGTGAAAATAATGCATTTAATATTTATATAATCCATAGGCCATTTCAGTTTTTTTTCCTCCATCACTATTGAGGAAGAAAAATTTATAATAGGGTGGGAATATTTTCTCTCGACTCCAGCACAGTGAAATTATGTTTCACCATCGGAACACACTGCTGATAGAGTGATTCTATTCCATGGGTGTCGAGAGAACAAATCCTGCTGACCTCGTTGATGAGGCGTACATATCTCTCTATATAAGAATATTTTGGATTATCATATGCCTCGTCTATGAAAGGAGAAAATGTTTTAAATCCCATTTTACGCAGGTGAGCGAGAATCCCACCCTGTGAACCCCAAAGCATAAAGGGTATGCCTGCTAAAATAGGTCTGTATGTTTTTTCTGATATTTGTTGGCATCCGGAACGTACTATATTCGTTTCAAACATCAACATGAAATATGAATCTTCGATAGACTCCCGTAATCCTTTCTCGAGAGAAAAGGGTATTGCTTGTTTAAATAGATTAAATTTTTTGGGGGATATAAAGTTTTTCGCGAGATGCATCATCGGTTCTTCAATTGCAAAAGAGCGCTTATTATGGAGAAAGGAGAGATAACATTTCTCTCGGTAGTTTGTATATAGATAGCCAGCTGCAGCTAATCGTTCATCATTGCTGCGCGAGTTGAAGCAAATAATATGCTTGGGTTTGGGTAAATCCCGACTCACAGTGTTTTTATGAGAGAAAATCCTTTTTGCACGAATATACTGCCAATCATATGATATCACACGCGGAGCAGGATACTTTTTGAACATATGTTGGTGATCTGTCATCGAGAGAAGCAACTTTGATGTTGGAATATTATGGAAATTACAATAATGTATAATTACGGGGCTACACCGGTATAGATTACGTGTTTCCCAACTGTTATATAAGAGTATTTTACTATTGGGTCTCATGAATAAAGGCTTCAAGTCGCTATGATATATATATTCTCTGCTATTTTGCATCTGCTTATCATCATTTATATTTAAATTAATAAACCGAAATCTTTCCATATAAAGAGATCCATATTTCTTTGCATCTTTATCGAGAATTTCTGTAAGATTAATAAATTCCGCTAATGGCAGTAAGTTTACATAAACCGCTATGATCAAGACATCTTTCTCTCGAAGATTATGTCCGTCATATAATTTATAATCAGGATGTTCTTTGACTAAGTATTTTAATTCCTCCCGAGCATATGTAGTATGAAAAAAATATACCATATATACTAATATAGGAGATTATTGCGACATATAGAACTCTCTCATCTTCTTATCTTTAATGAATGCATTTGGTTTCATCCCAGTTTTACCAACAAACTTAGGATGAGGGTTAACCAATAGTTTTTTCTTATCAAATGTATTATGGTCGTGAGCAAATACAAGAATCGTTTTCATTGTATCTAATTGAACCATTGGAAAAGTATAATTTTTCAGAAATTCTTTTTCTTCAGCCATCTCTGCGTCATCGTCGTATTTTGTTTCTAATAATAATTCTCTCTTAAAAGCAAAAGTTCCTGCGGTAGAATGCGAAGGTCCATAAGGACCAAAACGATAAACCATATCCATATGCTTAAAATATATATAAATTATACTGCTTCCCGCTACTATCGCCTTGGGCTTAGAACGTAACTTATTCACCGCATGATTAACTCTTTCGGGAGGATAATAATCATCATCATCCATATATACAATAATTTCGCCCTTGCACTTTTCATGCATAAAATTCCGCTTACGTCCTAATTTCATCTTCTTTTCCACTCTGTAATACTTTATGCATCGTTTCATAGAATCATCGAGAGAAGGATCCATGAAAATATCCTCCACATTATCTTCCCCATCATCAATAATAATCCATTCCATTAATTCCTTAGGATAGGTTTGAGCTTTAAAACATTTGATAAGAAATGGAAGAAACCTACGTCTATTATATGTAGGGGTGCAAATACTTACTAACGGCTTACCTGAACTACTAACCTTCTTTTTTCCCTTTTTCTTTTTTCCCATTAGATAATTTTACATTTATTTATTAAGTTATTTAATACCCAAATAGTATTATCCCAACAATCATTCCCACTGTGATGAGCGGGGGGAGGTACATAGGGGACATACAAATAATAATGAGCATATAAAGGAGTCGAAGATGTTTTTTGTGTTTATAAACCTGGTCTATGATAAAAGCACGACCGGGACGACTTACAATAGGGGATAAAAATAAATACCACATCATTGCTGTTACTTGAGCCATAGATACACAAACAACCAGAAGAGGTATAACACCAAAAATAGTTCCTAAAATGCTCCACCCCACATTTGCACGAAATGATCCAACATATGTAAAAATTAAACTTATCAATGGGGTTAACAGTAAAAGAGCTGACATTATAAATAATCCACAAAACATCTTTATTTTTTTATTCAACCCTGAGAGCCCATCCATAATAACTTTAAGAAGTTTTCTCGAATCAACCCAGGTGTGGGTTAGAGTATCTGCCATCCAAGGTTTAATATGAAATATTGTCTGTAATTTTGGAAAATTACACGGTATAAAGGGTAATGCAATAGGATTATCCTTGAAAGAATATGGAGCACCATAACCATAAAGAATCCTATTCGCAAATGTGTCCCTCTTACCCGGAGGCATTCCCTTTACATAAGGAGGCGCCTTTATATTTACAGGTAAATTTGCTATATTTTGTTTTTGAGTAAGCCAAACCAAATTTTGAGCACTTACAAAGAG